CGTCAGCACCCAACCAACGAGTAATATATGTATCGTCAATCATTTTTTCCAACATTTTTTTATAATAAAGCAGTTGTCTTTCCTTTGCAATTTTAGACATATAGTATACACTAAATCAATATTATATTTTGAGAGAATAAGTATTTCTCTCAAAACATTTAGGAAAACATTTCGTTAGATTATTTTTAGATTTTTTCTTTTCTCAATATAAGAAAAGAATGGTCCATTATCATACTTCATACATTTTTGGAAAGAGAGAAGAAGCACTGATATTACCGATTATTAGCAAACATTTTGGTCGTGAAATCAAACCCTACGAAGGTCATTTTTCTAAACACGATTTTTATTGCGAGGAATACAATTACGAGGTAAAAAGCAGAACAAATACATTTGCAAAATACCCTACTACGATGATTACAGCAAATAAAGTAGCCGGTGATAAGAAATTGATATTCATCTTTAATTTCGTTGATTGTTTAGCGGTTTTAGAATACAATGAGGAACGCTTTGCAAAATACGAGCGTCAAATGTTTTCTAGAGCACAAATTGAGACAGACGAGAAAGCCCATTTATTTATCCCAATTGGAGATTTAGAAATAATAAAAAGAAAGGATGTGCGAAATTAAAATATTTGAGTAATATATAAAATGTCGTATATTTCAGTCAATGGAGTAGGTTCAGCAATTTCAAGCACAGATTTAGCAGATATAAGTGATGGCGAAACGTTGCCCGGAGGAGCAATTACTTCGGGAACAACTTATAAACTTTTAGAATGGACTTTAAACTCGGGAAGTTTAACAAACGGGAAGGGGCTATATTGTTTCGCAGTTAAATTAGCCGTAGACGGAGATGCAACTACAGCATTTCAAGAAGTAATTGTCAATTATATTGTAAATAACACACAGATTTATTCTACCGAGATTTTAGTAGGTGCGACTTTACCAGATGCAGTCGCCCATTCGTTTTATATTCCGTTTATTTATTCGCACGACGGGACTTTGACAGACGTAGTAGAAATTGAATTAACAGCGACGTTTGCCGGAACCGCTCCAACAGTTATCTCTAATACAAATATTTACAAAATTGTTTAAAATATTTTCTTTTTATAAAATGAAAGGCATGCGAACCATTTATACCTTTTAAAAGTCTTTTAGACTTCTCTCTCTAACAATATTAAAAAATGCTATCGCAACCTTTCATTTTTTAATATATATATTTATATATTAAATGTCTTTCGCATCTAAACAAACCGGATTTTTTGGAAGTAAAAGATCAACCGAAGTAGGTAGAGATACCGGACCAACTAATTCGGGGCATACAATTCCCCAAGACGGCAACCTTGTATCTGGGCAAGAATATATTCTTGGTAGTATCCCAGTTTCAGCGGGTATATATGGGATCTTTGCAACATTTGATATATTAGGCGACGCAACAACTCATTTTTCAAGTATTTTATTAAGGGTTGGAACTGGACCCAGCACACAAGGCACTATAAGTGATATAAGTCTTGCTATAAATACCACACTACCGGACTTTGAAGTATATTCATTTACTTATAACACGTATGTAACTATTGGAACAGCAAACGTTATACCGACAGAAGATACATCGCCTATATTTGCAACAATATTGCCGATTTTTGTAGGAACACAGCCTTACTGCCCTTCGTATTATATAAGATGTTTTAAACTCGTATAAATAATATAATGATTTATTATAAATGGATTATTTAGGAACGAAATCTTGGAATTGGAAGGGACAAGCATTTCCAAATAATGCGGGAATACTTATACAAGCAACGAAACCATTTGAATACAAGGCTTCTCAATCATCTTCAGTTAGATTTCTTAAAACAGAAATCCAAAATACTGAAAAATCATTAAAAAACGAGAAAACACAAGAAATTTAACAGAAATCTAAATTAAATTAGATATGTGTTCGTAATAATTAATTAATTTATACTGACAGAAATCAATAGCACATATAGATTTCTGTATATAGGCATTAGATTTCTGTATATAGGGCATTAGATTTCTCACTAGGCGGTTTAGATTTCTTCTTTAAGTCGTTTTCCTTATATATGTAAGTATTCCAATCGCACATTTTGGTTGATTTAGTAATTCAGTTTAGATTTTTTTATCCACGTATAGTATAAAATGTCTTTCACTTTTCAAGATACTCCAGATAATGTTTATTACGATGTGGTGATTACCAATTTAGAAACAATTGATAAAAACCCTCCATCATTATACTTTAACGAAACCCGAAATACACCTTTTGTATACGATCCACAGAGTTATTATTTAAGCATTATTCGTTTTACATTAGATACACATTCTCTCCCAGTATTCATTCCCATTATTCAACCGAATCAAGGTGACCTTAATTTGACGATTTATTCATTTACACTATCTTGGACTAATCCAGTTGCACCTTTTCAAACATTCAATCAACAGACATATGTATCTTTCATTCCGCAAGTGCAATCGGCGACTGTCCCCGCACCACCAAATCAAACCACTGATGGCCTCCAAAATGACCAAACGGGTTATTACGAGATATTGAACTATCAGTATTGGATTGAATTAATCAACAACACATTTACAACATGTTTTAGTGCATTAAACAGTCAAGTCACTACTGCGGGTTTAGTTCTTCCATCTCAAAACGCCCCGAGTATGACGTGGGATACGACCGGTAATAGTGCAGTGCTTACTGCAGAACAAATAGGATATGATAATTCGTTAGCCTCGCCAATTGAGATATATATGAATCCGGCAATGTATCAACTATTTAGCAGTTTCCCCGTTATAGTAAAAGGGACTGAAGGTATTGCTTTAGGTAAAAATATTCAATTGGTAATGAACGGGTTTGGCGGGGCCAATATTGTAGTTTTTCCACCAACCGCTTTACCTATAAATCAATATAATGCTCTCCAAATAATTCAAGAATATTCTACGATTGCACTCTGGACACCAATTACCAGTATAGTATTTACGAGCAATACATTACCCGTTGTTCCCGCAAATATCAGTTCTCCCCTAATATTTATAAACGGGGAAGTATACAGTAGTGTTAGAGGCAACAATTCAAATATTTCGCAAATTGTTACTGATTTTGTAAGTGATAATGGTATTTACAAACCGAATATTGTTTATACTCCCAGTGCTCAATACCGATTAGTTAATTTAGTAGGAAATACCCCCATTTATAATTTAGACTTAAATGTCTATTGGAAATCCAGAACGGGGGCTCTCCAACCTTTCAAATTATCTTCTGGGTCTACCGCAACTATTAAATTGTTATTTACCCGAAAAGGAACTGGCGGAAGTTCATCGTCTTAATTGCAAAGGTGCAAGGTTATTTTAAGGGAAACCGAACATTTAGAGAATTGTTTTCTTTTAGCGACAAATAATATTTTAATCCCAAAAAATTAATATATTATAGTAATATATAAAATGAGTGATTTCCGCTGTGTATTAATTGAAGATTCACGTATTGCTGATATTACTTCTACTGAAGGTTTTGGAGTGATTTCCGGTGCTTCTCAATCAACTTTCCAACAATTTCAAGCAGTTTCGTCAAGTAATTCATCACTTGTATTCAACATCCAAATCCCAAGTGAAAATATAGTAATTGATCGCCATTTGCTCTTATCAAGTGAATTGTCTTTTGAAATCAGTGCTGGCGGGGCATCTTATCCAGTTCCAGTAGGTGCAAAGGTTTTCCAATATGGTTTAACAGATAGTCTTCAAGCATTTCCTTTAAATAGTTTATTCACTACTACCCAAGCAACAATCAATAACGTTTCTGTCTCCACCAATTTACAAGACGTTTTACCAATGTTGATGCGAATGAACTCCACTGAATCGTTAAGCAGATACAACACGATGACACCATCTTACCCAGATTGTGCTTGGGGTCAATATTCTTACGGAGTTGGTTCTAATAGCAACCCTCTTGCCTCATTTAACAATCAATCATACGACACTGATTTGTCGCCCCGGGGTGCATACAAATTAGAGTTTTTACAGATTGATAGATATGTAGGCGGAGTGTATACAGATCATTCTCCTATTTCTACTAATGCCACAACAAACACGTGGAAAATCTTTATTAAGGTAGTTCTAACTGAACCCTTCCTTGCTCTGTCGCCTTTTGTCAATATGACCCCTAACTGCTGTGCTGGTTTAGTTGGTGTAAACAATATGAGTATGGTATTAAACGTAGATAGTTCTTGCAAGAGATTATTCTCTACCGCAAACAACGCAGTCAATGGCGGTGGAAACGGACTAACCGGATATATTAGCAATATAGCACTAGGGTGGGCTGATGCACCAAACGGAGGTTCTTCTCAAGCCATCGGGTTCGCCAATACCAGATTACTCTTCAATTTCCTTTCTCTCCAACCAGAACAATACGCTAAGATTTCAACAAAAAATGTTGTGAGTTATATGGATTATCCCAGGTATTTAACCACTTTCTCTTCTGGCACCACTATAGCCTCTGGTGCTACTCAAACACTCACGTCGCAATCACTACAACTCAATCAAGTCCCAGATTTGATTTTGATTTGCGCTCGTGTGCCGATGTCTACTCAAAACCAGAACTATACCAGTTCATTTTTAGCAATTAACGGCATCTCAGTCAATTTCAATAATGCATCTGGTCTTCTCTCTACTGCAACTCAACAGGACCTGTATAATATTTCATACGCCAATGGAAGTTCGCAGACTTTCAACGAGTTCCGAGGATTTGCAGATGTTAATAATAACGCTACTGGCGGCGTTTCGCAAG